GAGTTAGCGATTCCCGTAACAATGTTAGGTCGGGCGGATAACAACTTGCGAATGTCTTCTTCGACCTTGGAGGAATCAATCAGGTTTTCCCGAAGGGCTTCGACCTGAGTCTCCATCGATTCATTCAATTCATCGGTCTGTCGGGAAAGCTCATCGTTAGCGATGTTGATCTTTTCCATCAGAGCATCGATCAGCGGAGCGAGTTCATCTATGATCGTATTTTGATCGTCAATCTTACCTTGTGAGTTTTCACTTTCTTTCTTGCGTTCAGCTTCGCATTTTGCGATGAAATCCTCGACCAGAGCAACCTGTTCCTGGATGACCACAATACTTCGAAGCGATGAATCCAGATCGTTCTTGAGGGTCTTGACCCGGCTCCCCAGGATGACATTCATTTGGCTGAAGACGCCGATGTCGAGAATCTGTTCGATGAACTTTCTGCGCTTGGCGGCATCGAGTTGCATGAACGGGGTGTACTTGGCGTTCCCCAGGATGACGACTTGAATGAAGCTCTCGTAGTTGAGCTTTAGAATGTCCTGCTCAAGGAAGCTTTGATCATCCTTTCTAGCTCCTTCCTGCTTTCTTGCTTGACCATCAATATAAAGTTCAAAGTAATCAGGCTTAATCCCACGACGCACTTTGTAGTGAGTAGTGCCAATTTCAAACTCAACCTCAATTTCGCATTCACCGTCATTTATGGTATTTACGAGTTGTGGCTTATTCACTTTACGGAAAGGTTTCTTGAATAGGACATAACAGATCGCATCCAAAAAAGTGGACTTGCCGCTGCCGTTGACGCCCAAGATGAGCGTTGTAGGTGACTTGTCGAGTTGTATTTTGATGGGTTGATTACCAGTTGAAAAGAGGTTCTTCCAACTGATCGATTTGAATAGGATCATTTAGTAATTTGAATGAGTTCCATCGCATCATGATTAGTCTCATGAGGGGAACGAAGATGCTTCAAAAGACGTTTCTTGAAATATGGTCCTGGAAGAACAATGAACCAACAGCCTGTACAGCGACCGACAGTAAAGGTCTTCATCTAACAGGTAATTCCAGGCAGTTGTTTGTCGATCCAGCGACCGCAATGTTCACATTTTTCGCAACAAGGGAACATGTGAATGATCGCAGGCTCCCCGCTCTCATTAGGGATGTGACATGAGCACTGACATTCATCTTTCCAGCTATGGGTACAACGTTTTTCGATCATAGAAACCTCCTCGTCTTCAAAAAAGCAATATCTTTCATCATGATCTCGACAAAACTTGGTGGAGGACTGGTATAGTCATCATCCAACCAACGCATCACGATCATTGCCAACCAGACCACACCGAAAGCAATCAATAGTACAAGACAAACAAAGAACAAAGCACCAATCGTAGAAAGCATCTTAATACATCTCCTGAATGTTGAACGAGGTCGCCCGATCATGCTCCATCGAAAGAGCCATCGGAATGAGCCACTTCAAATTTGGCAGCGGGCTGTGGTGTTGGATCAATGCAATCGGAATCAACATCACTTCTTCATCGGTCATCGAAGTACATTGCTCCAATATCTCCATCGGCGCATAGGCCATGAAGACATGTAGTATGAATTCTTCACCTTTGAGAGTGCAGTATTCGGTCCAGGTTTCTAAATGAACCCCGGTTTCTTCTCGGAACTCTCGAATCATGGCTTCGAGCGCTGTCTCACCTTCTTCAATGTGCCCGCCGATCCCATTCATCCGCCCCTTCTGCCATGCAGGACGTTCCTTTTTGATCAACATCACTTTGGTTCCGATGTGATTCATTAGGAACCCTACGCAATACTCAGTCATTTTTCCCTACCAAAATTTTTGCAAAATCTAACACTTCGTCATCATTCCAGTTAGATTTCCAACAGTTATACATCCAAACTACTACCCGACTATTATCTTCCGTGTAACCTTTCTTTGAATCAATTCTATCCAATGAAGGACCAAATTTTCGCATACTACCAAAATCAAATGGAACATTTGAAACCTCACATTTACCCAGTTTCAGTTTGGATATCACCCAAGATTTCGTCAATTCAAAAGGAAGATGTTTTCTTCTAGCATTTGATCTGGCGGCAGATAGCATTATACTTGCCCTAAATGAAAATGTTGCGTAGCGACGACGGTATGCCTCATGCATTTGCTCCTTTTCATCAATGCTTAACGATTTAACACCTAATCGTGCTCGGGTCGCTACTGATAATTGTTCGAATGGCTTTTTCTTTCCACATCCTTTACAAGAAGGCGACTTACCACTTACCACTTCATGAATGCTACGTTCGTACTGCTTATTACACAATAAGCATTCAAAAGTAGCTTTTGCGCATCCACTTTTATAGTTCTTCCCGTCGTCTCTAATAAAGAGCCAATTGTTGTTTTTGTAGCCATCTGATAACTTAGTTCTCTTTCCCCGACCAATCGCCATTTGAAATACTCTCTGCTTCTATATATAATTCTTTGAATGTATCTTTAAGACGCTTCAGATCGATGTCGAGTCCTATATTATCGATGTATTTATTGATCACGTTCAAGGTTTGATGCTGCGTAGGATCAATCTCGAACAACTTCATTTCCTTACCAATGTCGTCCAGGTCCCCGTCAGCCATCTCCATTTCGTAGTAGTCGCTGATTTGGACATCTGCCGGATTGATGTGGTAAAGTCGATCAATCCATTTTTCGTAAAGCGCCGGATTCGTCTTGTGCGTGACAATCACCCGCACGTAAGTGCTCGTATAGCGACTAAAATCCTGCTTCAAAAGTTTCTTCTGATTTTTGGGTTCTCGGTCGTCATAGATCAGCCGATTGAACATCGAATGAGGATTGACGACGAACTGCAATTCCAGAGTCTCGGTATCGAAGACATGAAAGCCTTTGGGGTCATTCATGTCGATGAAAGTCATCTCATACGGCGCACCCAGGTACTTAATCGGGCCGTCTTCCGACTTATGATGAAAGTGACCAGAGAAGACGTGCTTGTATTTTTCGAAGATGCTCTTATCCAGACCATGTTCAGAAATTTGAGCTTGGTCCATGTGGAACCCTGCAATCTCTAAGTGACCCATCAGAACTTTGGACTTGGAATCTGCGATTGTCTGAAGGCCAGCTTCGAGGATTGTAGGGTTCAGCCACGGAACAAAAAGGATTGGAAGCCCGCCGAGAACCACTTCTGTCGGCTTCTCGTAGACCTTCCAATTTGGATAGTGATCGCAAAGTTCCCTTACTGAATTGACTTCATTTGAATCCCGGTGATAGCAGTCGTGATTGCCTACCAGGACATGCCAGTCGAGACCTTTACTCGTCGGATTTTCAAGGATGCCTTTTCTCGACTCGTACAACAAGTTGAAGTTGATGTATTTTCTTCGGTCGAACAAATCACCTAAATGGACGACCGTCGTAATCCCCCGTGCTTTTATCTCAGGAAAAAATACTTCATCAAAAAATTTTTGAAAGTAGTTGTGAAATAACATGGAATCATTGCGACTCCCCATGTGGGTGTCGCATAGTAGAGCTATTTTCATGCGTACCTTACCTTCAATCCATGATGATGATTGATTTTGCCTGTAAGAACATATTGAAGGCATCGATAGACGTGACCATTTTCGTTAGCCCATGTCTTTAGAGAATGTACAGGCAACTCCTCACCGGATGGCAATGTAATTATGTAGTCCTTAGCACTTGGAAGATATGTTCGAGGAACCTTCTTGCCTTTATTCCAAGGAGTTTTTCGAAACATCACATTAAGGTGACCTCGCTGATTCTCTGTACGAGACATCTTACGTTCTTTTGTCCACGATGCCGTTACTCCAGCAACCTTAGCTGCACGGGCTTCTGGATTTTGCCATTCTTTTTTTACTCGTTTTGATATTTGTTGGCGATTCTCGACCGAAAGACCTTTTCGTTTTGAAGCACTTCGTTCGCCGCCCGGTGAGCAGTTGTAACCAGAACCAAATGTGTTATATTGCTTGATCAATTTTCTCTCTTGCTTGCACGCCAGATCTAGTCTCGAATGATAACTAAGACCTTTGATTACGAAAGCCTCTTCACCATGTTTTCTGATTGCACGGTGAAGAGGATAGTCACTACCAGTTCGAGCCGATGAAAGATGCTGCCGGAATCGTTTCTTCAAACCCTGTCGTGTGTAACCCACATAACATTTTTGATTCAACTGATTAGTGATCAAATAACATTGATAGGGCGCATCTTTCATCCTAATACTAGACTATCACGGAAGCTGATTATGTCAACAGATAAGCCGATTTTCGATACTTACAAAAGAAATCCTAATTGGAAAGGTTAGTCAAGCGGCACAGGCTCATACATTGTGGTAGTGATCTGAACGGGGCGCACTTCACGAAAGGTAATTTCGTATTCACCGTCCCATACTCCGTCGTCGCCTTCGGAATAACAGGTCTCGTAGAATTTACCATCTTTCTCGATAACCAGGACATGATTCGAGAACCAACGGGAATGATCGACAAGATGATCATCTACAATCTTGACCCCGGCTTCTGCGTTGCCGCCATAAGGGAGGTCCCATTGATCCATGGCGGTCTCCCTTGGGACCACCATGGTTCTGAACTTCTTTTCAAACTGCTTGTAGTGCTTGCTCACTTTATGCCTCTGCTGCTACTACGGGAGCCTCATCCTCTTCTTCAAAGAGGCCGACCAATTTGGTCTCTTTCTTTTTGTTGCTCTTGGACTTCTTTGATTCCTTCCATGATTCAAACTTCTGAATTACGTCGCCTTTGTTTTCCTGGAGATAAGTCACATACGAGTTATTGTAGTGGCTGTGATCTCCGTCCTGGCGTTCGTAAGAATCTGTGAAATCAGTGTCATCAATGATCCGCATCTTGACGTATAACTGCTTTTGTTCCTTTTGGATACGGCGAATGAATGCATTGTGAATGATCTGAGTAATGTAAGCAAATGCATTATTTGACTTAGTAGGATCGAAGTTGTGGATGTAACGAATGCAGCTTTCGAGGGCGTCTCCGACCATATCTTCTCGATAGGTGTAATTCACAAATCCAGCCTTCTGAGAGAAGTGATTCGCCATCTTTACCATCGATTCTGCTACATATTCAGGAATAGGCGGCTTGATGACCGGACCCTTCTTTTTGTTCGCTTTCTTGAGGTCTTTCAGCCACGCACAAAGATGCGTATAAAGGAGCCGATTGTCAACGTAGTAATTGCTTTTAGGTGGTTTAGTAGATAGATTTTCAGTACTCACTTTCCTTTCCGTTCCCCAATTAGGGACACTTATCGGGGATTACCCGTTACTTTAATCATCGCACAGAATTCTGATACGTCAATAGATTTGCTTGACATTAGATCCCATCTCTGATAAGCTGGGACGTTATGCACATTCCTCTTCTACTTCTGACCATCTTTCTGGTTCTAGCTGCGAGGGCTGGCCTGATAGGTTCAATTATCAGAGTCGGCCTTGTTGTACTGATTGTGAAACTGGTCGTGATCGTTATTGCCTTTAGGTTTTTGTGGGACTTGTACATGCCTCATCAGAGGATGCATCTCCCTTAGTAGCCCAGACCCACGGGTGAATAGGTGGGATTCGTTCTTTCGATACCTTTGGCGCTACCTCTTCGACCAGATCGTCGTCAAGTTCAACCAATTTATTTAGGTACGTCGTTTCCATCAGTTCTGTAACTTTGGTACAGGTGACAATCGACACCTTGCTGACCGGGATCGCTGTCTCCTCCGCAGAGAATGGAATCCAGGGAATGAACATGTATTCGACGGTCCCTTCGATTTCATCAAATAACTCTTCGAGGCGCATCGGAAAACAGACGTAAAGTATGTCGTCGGTCTCCATTTCATCTACGACGCCGCAGATGATGTTCTCACAATTCGCCAGCTTGATGAAGCGAATGTTCAAATCTTGTTTTTCTGCTTCTGCTTCCAATTCCGCTTCTGTGAACGGTGGGTGTAGATAAAAATCGTCAGTAGTCATTTCACGTTCTGGTTGATCCATGCCAGTACACATTCCTGTAATTCCTCGACTGTAATGATTCCTTTCCCTACCAGCAATAAGTTAAGTGCTGACAGGTTAGCGGTAATCAAATCAAACTGTGACACATCCTTTGAACGAAGGATTGCATCCATTTCATCAATTGTCATTTCCGTAGAAACCTCTTCACTCTGTTATAACTATTTTCAATTACCATCATTACCATCCAGAGGTATGGTACAATTCCCCAGACCCGATAACCTTCACTTTTGTAAAATGGCTTCATTATTCCTCAATTTGAATCTTGTACTTACGATATTCGAACTGCTCGGCATTGTAGTAGTTCACCCGCTCAGTGAAGTGCTCCAATGTGTAATTGTCCTTGACGGAGGTCCCTGCTTTGTTCCAACATGACAGGTCATCTGAGATGTCATGAGCGACAATCTTTCTCTTTCGTTTGGATAGGCGCAGGCCACGACCGATGGACTGAAGAAACTTGATCTTAGCTTTGCCGCCCGCTCCAGCAAAAATCAGATTGAACAAATTTGCGATGTTCACCCCGGTGCTGAAGGTGCCATAACTAGCAACGATAATGGCATCTTGTTCTGTCTCGACAATCTTACGAATTGCATTGCGCTCTTTTGGAGCCATGTCGCCTTGGATGTAATAGACCTTGCGACCGTGCCTGACCTTCTTCAAGATCATTTCGTAAAGGACTTCACCGTGTTTCTCTTTTTGATCAAAGAGAACCAAAGTGTTTTCTTTCAGTGAGACGGCGAGATTTCGAATGAAGCGATTGCGACCTTCATGCGCCATCAGGAAGTCAATTTCTTCCTGGTATTCTTTACCCCTCATCATCTTTCGGGTAGCTTCTGAATATTGCAACTGGAGGCATTTGATGATGATGTCCGCAGCCTTCCCAGCGTCGATCATTTCTCGTGTTGTGGTGGTCTGATAAACCTCACCAAACAAACCTTCGAGAATCATGGAATTGATCTTCGAATCTTTGAGCGTTCCGGTGGTTCCAAATCGGTAAGTGGCATTACAAAGCAGACTCATGATTTGCATGAGTTCGCCGCCACCTTTTGCGCTGTCTTCTGATGCGAACAAATGACATTCATCCCCGAAGACCACTTTGAATTGTGCGAAGTAATCGTCTTCGAGAATGTAAGGTGCCTGCTTGTTCCAGGCTTTGATTTGAGCGGCTGATAGTTCTGATCGGATTTCGTCTGGGATGCGCTCCTTGACCGCTAGAGCCTGCCATGTAGTGATCGTGACACGTTTATCGGTATGCTTTACCCCGTCGTAGATCATGTGACAATTTTCTTCGACGCTCCAAGGAATCAAATTGGAATAATCATCGAAGTCATCGTACATTTGTTGAACCAAGTTCGACGTAGGAACTAGGATCAAAATCTTACCCTTTATCTTGGCTAAGAAGTAGCGAAGCAGAAGATAGATCATGAGCGATTTGCCGGATGCGGTTGGACTGAGGAGCAACGTGCGGCCAGCTTGAATTGCATGGATGACAGCGTGTGCCTGGAAATCATGAGGAACGATTTCGACCCGGCCTTCTTCTGTCATGCGAGACAGTTTTAACGATTCGACCATCTGATCAAATTCGTCCACTGAGAATGCCGCTTCAACATCGATGGGATCTTGGTAGACGCAATCGTATCCATTCTCTTCACAGAACTTTTGGA